GGGTAGATACTACACATGTACAGTAAGGAGGACAAAGAATAGGATACTAATGCAGAGATCATCACGCTGGAAGTATATACGCAAGATGGCATGGAACAGAGACCGAAAGTCCAGAGCAGTTTGCCACATATGCGGTCAGCCGATTGACTACTCCCTCCCCCCTTCCTCCGGGCCAGAAGCATGGGAACCTGACCATGTTATCCCAGTTAGCAAGCGGCCTGATCTGGAACTCGACTTGAACAACATCCTTGCTTCACATACACGATGCAATCGTTCAAGAGGTGACGGCACGAACGGTGAAAATGCTTTAGGAATGAGATCAAGGATCTGGTAAAAACCGGGGGCGCAAGAAAACTTGTTCATATAGCTTGTTCACCATCCCGACCGCATGCAGTGGATAAATAAAAAACGGGAAATTCAAAGGGTGGTATCAGACCGCCGATTATTTTCGACAACCATGGCTCAGATAGTGATTGCAACACGAAAGCGGTAAGCCTTAACCGTTTCTGGGCCATTGTTTATAAGGCGACACCATAAAGGCAGGTGACATATATGTTTAAGGGCAAAGTAAAAACCGCATGGGTTAACGGTCCGCAAGCCGATGCAGTGGCGGAGTATTACGTTCAGGGGCATTCCGTAACGGAGACGGCTGAACACTTCGGTGTTTCAAAGGGTCAGGTTAACAATTTAGCAAAAACCAGAGGATTGACCAACGGTCGCAAATTCCAGAGGGCCAGAGTTGAAGACCAGAAGAAAGAAGCTGAACGAAGACTTGCCGAACATATTGCGGAGGTTGGCTTTAAGTACATCGGCGGATATACCGATAAGCGTAGCAAAGTAAAGATAAGGTGTTGCGAGTGCGGAACAGAATACGAGCGCACAGTGGGGTTTTTACAGACCGGCAACGTAATTTGCCAAGAATGCCAGAAGAGGGAAAAGCAGAGGCGTAACGAAGAAAAGAAGCATCTCGAAGCGCAACAGGCAAAAGTCCGCAAGATAGAGCGTGAATGGTACAGAATAACGCATCTGCCAAAAGATGCATACGCAGAACAGCACGAGGCATTTCTGAACCGAAAAGGCATCTGTGAGATATGCGGAAAACCATATACGGTTCGGGATTATGTCAAATCCTGCGGGCTGAAACAAGCAAGAGACAACGGCGTATGCTCAGATGATTGCAGAAAAATCAAGCTAAACCGAATTGTTCACAAGTCTCATATGGACAGAAATATCAAAGACAGAGCAAAACGGCATGGTTGCCGTATCGGTCGAGTTCCGTCCGTAAGAGAGATATTCGACCTTTATGATGGGCGATGCTGTATCTGTGGCAAACAATGCAGTTTTGACAGCAAATTGCGGGGCGGTATTGGTCCTGATTATCCCACACGTGGACATATTATTGCATCCGTAAATGGCGGAGACTTAGACATCAAAAATCTTTGGCTTGTATGCCAAGAATGCAATTATACATACGGTACTGAAGACGAATCGCATTTCCTCACGAAAGGAGGGTGGATATGGGACGACAGGCAGAAGAAATATGTTCAGGAGTCCACACTCTCCACGATGAGGCGTTAGAACTCGCCGAGTCCGTTCTGTTCATGGCGAAGAAACTCGAGGAGTCTCGTGCCATCATGGAGAACGAGCCACTGGTTATTGAATACGATAACGGCGGCGGACAATGCGGTATTCGTGAGAATCCGCACTACACAGCATACGAACATTTGATGGCATCGTATAACAAATCTCTGCGACAGCTTACAGAGATTGTTAATAAAGGAACTCCATATCATAAAGCGAATAGCATTATGAGTGAGCTAACAGTGATTGCCGGGAAGAAAGTTGGATGAAAGGGTATACAGAACCGAGAATATGGACAAGGCCATTGCAGAAACTTACTGATGAAACAACGCTTGGTTATAAGTTCATCAGATTCTGCGAAGCTATTGGATGCAATTTACTTCCGTGGCAGAAATGGCTTGCGATTCATGCTCTTGAAATTGTTAATGACGGCGATAATTGGAGATTCCGATACAGATACGTTGTTATATTAGTTAGCAGACAAAACGGAAAGACATTTTTTGAAGTATTGCTCAATCTGTTCTTTCTTTTTGGCTTGAAATCTCATTTGGTGCTTGGAACTGCACAGAACCTTGACACGGCAGTTGAGACATTTGAGGACACTGTATCGCAAGTTGAAATAACACCAGACCTTGCGGAACGACTAAAGAAAATCAATCGTGGAACAGGTAAGAGGGAAATGCTTCTCTTAGACGGAGAACGATATAAAGTTATTGCCGCAACAAGAAAAGCAAGAGGTTTATCAAGTGACCTGATAATGATGGATGAGTTGAGGGAGCAAGAAAATTGGGATGCTTGGGGTGCAGTAAGCAAAACAATGATGGCTAGACCGTCAGCAATATTATTTGGCTTCAGCAATGCCGGAGATGTAACAAGTGTTGTACTTAAGCATCTTCGGTTGCAAGCGCACGCACAGCTCGGAGACCCTGATGGAGTTGCTTCAACAAGAGCAAGTCTTGGCGGAGAGGATATAGATGATTCATTAGGACTTTTTGAATGGTCAGCAGTTCCGGGGTGCAAAATAAACGACAAAGAATCATGGGCGCAAGCGAATCCATCGCTGGGATACGGGTTTTTAACGGAGAGATCTTTACAATCAGCAATGCAAACAGACCCAGAGAACATATTCCGAACTGAATGTTTATGCCAATGGGTAGATACATTGCTTCCGCAACCGTTCCCAGACGGTGCGTGGAATGCTGGCACGGATCCGGCAAGCAGGATCACTCCTGAGTCTCCAATCTGGTACGGCATCGATATGAGCCAGGATCGTAGATGGACGACGATAGCCGCATGCGGAATGAGGACTGATGGCAATTATCACATTGAGGTAGTCGCAAGGCGGCTCGGCTGTGATTGGGCTATTGATTGGTTCAGGCAGAGAGTATCGCGAGGGCCTATGAAACTCTGCTTCCAGAGCCGGGGCGCGCCTGTCTCGGGGCTGGCTGAACAGATATGCACGCTGACCGGAGTCGAACGGATCGCAATTGAAGGGCCGGAACTGACGAACGGTTGGAACCGGTTCTATGATGCGGTGGCGGCTCTCGAACCTGGAATAAATCGGGGAGGCGTGAAGGTGTATCACCTTCCACAGCCTATTCTCGACCAGCCAGCAAAGACATGCCAACTTCGGAATATTGGAGGCGGCGTTGAATTGCCAGACAGGGTAAAAAGCCCTGATGATATTGCGCCGCTGTTTTCTTGTGCGATGGCGTTTGCCGGAGCGACTCAGGTGCAGACGGCAAAAGAGAAAAAGATATATCAATCGGCATATGTAAGCAACAAAGGCTATACGCCTGTATTTGTTTGAACTATGGAGGTCTGAAGAATGCCGACATTAAGAGAACGCTGGAACGCATTTTTCCGGCCTATTGTTTACTACTTTGCTATCGGGAACGATGCCCCGACAAGCGTGCTGAACTATACGGCAAAGCAGCTTTACTGTACACAAGCCAACTTGAGGGCGGTTGTAGATTATCTGTCAAACAGCATTGCACAGCTGCCGTTAAAGGTATACACACGCAACGATGAGACGGCACGCCTCAGAGACAGAACGTCCCCTGCGGCCCTCACGCTTTGGAGACCGAACGCAGACCAGACAGAATATGAATTTATCCGGGCTCTGGCGGTCGAGTATTTCGTATTCGGCGCTGTATATGTTTGGGTAACACCTGATACGGAATCTGAATCGGGATATCAGCTTCGAATCATTCCGTCGGAATGGGTTATGAATGCAGAGAGCGCGACAGCATACGCCCCGGAAACGATTAGAGTATGCGTCCGCAACGGTGGAACGGCGGTCGATATTCCACGTTCTGAATTCGTCCAGTTCCGCATGTACGCCGCAGGCAATCCGGGAGGCTATCTGTCGCCGATCAGTGCGCTGAGGCAGACACTCGAGGAACAGATACAGGCTGGAAGATTCCGAAAAGAACTTTGGCGGTCGTCCGGAAGATTAAACGCTCAGATTATCCGTCCGAAAGATGTTCAGCCGTGGGACGATGAGACAAGAAAGCGGTTTATTGATGCGTTCCGTGATTCCTGGGGAGCAGGCGGAAGTAAGGCAGGTTCGATTCCTCTGATGGAGGACGGCATGGAAATCAAGCCGTTCCAGACATCATTCAAGGAACAGCAGTGGATGGAATCCGTAAGCCTGTCCCGTGAAGATGTCGCGGCGGCGTACGGTGTTAATCCGTCGCTGATATGGCATACCGGAACGCAGTCTTATGCCAGCGCAAAAGATAATGCTCGTGCTCTTTATGCTGACTGTCTCGGCCCTGTCCTCCAGATGTTCCAGCAGAGAATCAACACGTTTCTTCTTCCGATGATTGGCGGAACGCCTGATAATTATGTCGAGTTCGATCTGAATGAAAAACTGAAAGGCAGTTTCGAGGAACGTGCATCTATCCTTCAGGCATCCGTCGGAGGCCCATGGCTTACCAGAAACGAAGCAAGAGCTGATAACAATCTGCCTCCGGTCGACGGCGGCGACGATCTGATTGTCCCGATGAACGTAGTCACCGGCGGTCAGGCGTCACCACAGGATACACATATGGATGGCGGTTATCCTGCTCCTGTCGGAAGGCCGTCAGAGAGCGGAGCAGAGCCGGAAACGAAAGACGAAAAGCCGTCTGAACTGAGAATCAAGGCAAGGTCGACCAAAGAAGAAGATGAACGGATGGCGGACGTTATGAAGAAATTTTTCGAACGCCAGAAGAAATCCGTACTGCCTAAGATGGGAGCCAAGACGGCGAAATGGTGGGATAAAAAGAGATGGGATAAAGAACTGGCCGACGATATCGAGCCGGTTCTGGATGACGTTTCCGATTCTCATGGGGAACAAACGTCAGAACAGCTTGGCTATTCCTACGATACAGACCGGACCAGAAACTATCTGAGGGTGATGGCAGTTGCGAGAGCCGGGATCATAAACGACTCAACATATAAGAAACTGCTTAAGGCAGACAAAGATCATACGCCGGAAGATGTATTTGACAAACGTTCCGGTGTTGATGCCGCTGTGATCGGCGGCGCACTTGCCCTTACAGTTGCCGGATGGGCAACTGAAGAATCATGCAGACAGGCACATGACGATGGCGATACCAGACAGGTGTACAAGGAATGGGTAACCGGGCCGAACCCAAGAGGGAGCCACGCCATGATGGACGGTGAGCAAGTCCCGATGGGGGAGCCGTTCAGCAATGGTGCGATGTGGCCGGGGGATGATAACCTCGATGCGGATGAAAGTTGTAATTGCAATTGTCATGTCGACATTGTAGTTATCTGATGGAGGAAAAGCAGATGATACACGTTGTAAGCGGCCCACCTTGCGGTGGAAAGTCAACATATGTTGACAGCCATGCACAGCCGGGAGATCTGCGGATTGATTATGACAAAATCGCTCTTTCGCTCGGAGCGGAAGAAAGTCATGGCGCGGAAGGTATTGTAAAACAGGCGGCATTCTCTGCTAGAGACGGAGCCATTCAGACGGCGGTTGAAAATCCTTCTGCTGAGTCATGGATAATTCACACAAACCTGACAGATGAGCAGAAAAAGAAGTATGAAAAAGCCGATGCCGAATTTATAAAAATAGACCCCGGCTATGACGAGTGTATGGCAAGAGCAAGACGTGACGGGAGACCGGAGCGGACACTGGATGCAATCGAACAGTACTATCACGGAAAGAAGGGCAGACATATGAGCCTGTATAAGAATTTCAAAGCAGATATTGATGATTCGACCGGGGAAATCTCCGGTTATTTTTCTACATACGACAGAGTCGCTGATTCATACGGCGATGTCATCGCTCCTGGGGCGTTCACGGAGACATTAAAGGCTCGTGAGGAGTCCGGACATCCGTTCCCTCTCTGCTGGAACCACTCCCTTGATGTTGATGACATCATCGGAGTCGTCGACAGCATCGAAGACGATGAAAAGGGGCCGCACATGACCGCTCATTTCTTCGATACGGAGAGAGCGCAGAAGGCCAGAGAACTGGTCAAGTCCGGCGCAATCTATCAGTTCTCTTTCGCCTACCAGACGCAGGATGAGGGGAGCGTGAAACTGGAGGACGGCACAAAAGCAAATGAGCTTCGGAAACTCGACCTGTTCGAGGTTTCCATCGTGCCGATTCCGGCAAACCAGAATGCTGTCGTGACAGAGATTAAGTCCGGCAGGCGTAATTCCGCAAAGGATGCGGACAAACTTAAGCAGATTATCCAGCTCGCTCAAGAATGTCTTGGCGAGCTTGATGATACAGAAGAGCCTGAGAGCGGCTCAGATGAACCGAAAGCCAATGAAACGGCAGTTTCAAAGGAGCAGACGGAAGCATTTGAAAAGCGAAAAGGTGCGCTTCTGGCAACTATCAAAAAGTATTCTACGGAGGTTAAATCATGACTCTGATTGAAAAGAAGGCGGCAAAGATCGCCGAACTGAAAGAGCTTCAGCCGAAGATTGAAGAGGGAGATCCGGAAGCGGTCAAGGCTGGAGAAGATGTAGCAGCAGCTATTGAGCAGATCAATGCAGCCATAGAAGCCGCTCAGAAGGCGAATGACATTCTCGGCGCAATCGGAACCGATGAGCCGACTACTGAGGAGGAACCCAAAATGAATAATAACGAGGGAATCAAGTCTCTTGACCTTGCATCTCTGAAGGCAAACAGAGGAAGCGTTTCCACCATGATCAAGGCTGCAACGTCCGTTGCTACCGGCGCACAGGTGGTATCTGTTGACAATACCGTTGTTGATATCAAGCCGGAGTCCGTTGTTCGTTCCATCTTCGGAACTGAGTCCATCAGCGGCAATGCTCTGACCTATTTCGTTATGGGCGCGACTGATGGAGCGTCCGGAACTGTTGCCGAGGGCGCAAAGAAGCATCAGATCCACCCGAACTATACCAGCACCACAGCGGCACTGGTCAAGATTGCGGCATTCCTGAAGGAAACCGACGAACTCCTGAACGATGTGCCGTATCTGGAGAGCGCAGTTCGTGGCCGTGGGGTGTTCGCACATGATAAGGCTGTAGAGGCTTATCTTGTTGATACGCTGTCCAAGACTTCCGGAATCCAGACTCTCGCCGAGGCTGTCAGCTTCGACTCTCTCCTGAAGGCAAAGACGAACGTCAAGACCGCAACTGGTTATGATGCGGATGCAATCCTTATCAACCCGGCAGATCTGCAGACCTTACTGCTGACCAAAGACGCCAACAAACAGTATCTGCTTGGCGGCCCGGCATACGCTGGATACGGTCAGGGAAGCTACAACGGAACGCTTCCGATCTGGGGCATGACCGTTGCATCCTGCGATGCAGTAACTGAGGGAACTGCAATCGTCGGCGCATTCAAGGCTGGTGCGTCCATTGTCACCAAGTCCGGAGAGGGCTTCCGTGTTGAGGTTTCAAATTCCGACGAGGACGACTTCCAGAACAACGTCGTAACCGTACGCCTGGAGGAAAGACTGCTCGAGGCTGTCAGGGTTCCGGCGGCGTTCGTCAAGATCGCAACTGCGTAAATCATCATATAAGGGGCGGTTCTCTGGAGCCGTCCCGGAGGTGATCCATGTTAAAGGTATATAGAATTGGCGGTTTGACATACCAGTTTGAAGAAGGCAAACAGCCCTCAGGAGCTGCCGAGGTGACGGAAACGGTAAAATCTGTTAAACCTGCGAACAAAGCTGTCAAACCGGTGAATAAAGCCGCAAGAGGTGCAAGAAAATGATTCTGACTAATTGGGGATACACTCTGACGGGTGTCGATACGTTGCCAGATATCCTGACGGAAGACGAATTTAACATCATGACTGCGGAGAAGTTTGCCGAGGACGTCCGTATTGCTTCGGAACTGAAAGCGTCACAGAGCGGTATCCGCAGTTATGTCGGATGGCATCTTGCCGGGAATCTGGCCTGCGAATGCAAGTATCGCGGAATGGATAAACGGATATCTCTCACTAAGGGTGGGACGGTCATCCAGGTACAGTTGCCAGCCCGGTACGTAACCGATGTGGACAATATTACCGTTGACGGAAATGTGGTTGAAAAATATTACATTGAATCGAACGGTGTTCTTCACATCGCAAACGTCGGAATTGTTTCTGATTGGTCGGAAATCGTCATTGATTATCAGGCCGGGCTGAGTGACGCAATGGCGGAAGCCATCAAGGAACTGATGGCACATCATGTCACGCACTCCCTGTCGAACTCTTATGGCATCCAGTCGGAATCATCCGGCGGAGTGTCCGTAACATATTCGGCGGCATGGATTCAGAACGTCATGTCATCGAAGCTGTCTGATTCTGACAAGGAGATTCTCGCTCCGTACAGATTGGAGGGGATGTTCTGATGATTCCTTCATTCTGGAGACAGACTATCACACGAGTCCGTCCGGGCTCGAAAACCCTGAGAGGGTCGACCGTTCCTGATTGGGATAATTCCGTACGCCTGGATATTCCTCACTGTTCTGTTCAGCCTGCCGGGACGTCACTCACTCAGGATGGACGTATTGCCGGAATCATGGACGGCTTGACAGTGTACGGCCCACCGGATGCAGATGTGCAAGCCGGAGACCGTATCGAGTACGGTGGTAAAGTCTACACGATAAACGGCGAGGTGCTTTCCTGGCCGTCCGCAACCGGAGGGCTTGACCACATCCAGCTGAATCTTGAGAGGTGGCAGGGATGATAAAAGGGTTGAAGCGAATCGAGTTTGTTTCACAGGGGTTCAAAGATATCCTGTTTTCACCCGGAACAAAAGAATTGGTACAAAATACAGCTAATACCATTCAGGCGAATGCAAATGCCGGAGCGCCTGCCGATTCAGAAGGATTCTCGGCGAATGTCATTACCGGAGGATATGGCGGCGGACGGTATGTTGGCTTCGTTACCTCGATTGATAATGCCGCAGCAGAGGCAGAGTCAGAGAACAAAGTATTGACGGGGGCAGTACATCCATGATCATTAAACGGCAGATTGATATTGAGGACGAGGTTCGAAAAGCCCTGTTGCCATATCTGACGGCGTACGTTCGACCGCTTCCGGCGAAATACTCGCTCCCAAACATACTTATCACTCAGGCTGGCGGCATTACATCTAACACCGTCGACACGTTCACCGTTGTAATCGATGCCAGAGCAGAAACGGTAGTTGAAGCAGGCGAAACGCTTCGGAATGCTGTCGGCATTCTGAAGCAAACGGCAAAGGAACAGACAACGGCAATCAGAAACGTTATTGTTAATTCGTCCGGTTCATGGGGGAATGACCCAGTGCGGCCGGATTTGGCTATGTTTTCCGCAACGCTTTTAATAACAGCGCATGAGGAAAACGCAAACATTGAGGAGGAATAACACATGCAGGAAGTAATTCTTGGTGCAGGCGCTGCAACTGGCATGTTCTATCATGCTCCGGCAGGAACGAAACTTCCGGATTCTCCGTTCGCTACGCTCGACAAGGCGTGGGTAAAGGTTGGAGACATTACGGAAGACGGAATTAGTCTGAAGATGGACAGGTCTACCGAAGACCTTAAGAACTGGGCAAAGCAGACGAAAAGAACCATCATGACTGACCACGGAGAGTCTATCGAAGCTCCCATCATGGACACGACGGAAGAATCACTCAAAACCGTATTTGGAGAGGATAACGTCACGACCACAGCGGCATCCGCAAGCCATGGCGCACTGATTTCCGTCAACATCTCTGCGGATTCTCTTCCGGATCCGGAAGCGTATCTGTTCCTGATGAAGGACGGAGATACCGGAATCATGATCGGATGCGAATATGGACAGATTGATTCTGTTTCCGATGTTTCCTTCGCACCTGGTTCGGCTATCAACTGGACTACCACGTTCAAGGGGCTGAAAGACGGGTGGAAGATTATCTTTGACGATGGAGCAAAGACAGGAGCGTAATATATGAGCATTGTACTCGACCACAAGCAGATAAAGACGGTTGATGTTGAGATAAACGGGGAACATTACGGCATCCCGTTTCTGTCTCAGCTTTCTGTTAAGGACGTTTTGGAACTCAAGGAAGCGTCGAAAAACGGGGAGGACAGTGAACTAGAGTGGGGAATGAACTATGTGAAGCGGTTCATTCCTGAGGATGTATTCAATTCCCTCCGCATGTCAGACCTGTCTGTTATCTTCGACGCAATCAAACTCGAAACCGAAGAGGACGGAACGTCTCTGGGGGAATCGTAAGCCTTGCGGATTTTATCGAAAATCATCGCAGGGCGTTCGAATATGACCTTTTGACTCGAACCGGGTACAGTATTGATGATATAGGCGGCAGGCTTCCATGGAATGCCCTGCCGTCTTTTATCGGAAATCTGGACGTCGACTCTGCAATGGGAAGAGAGAATAAGCCGGAGCAGGCCGGATGGTCAACAATCATGAAAACAAATCTGATTCTTGCGGATATCTATGACGCACTGAACCAGCTGAATGCAAATATGATTGCTATTGCGACCGGGAAAGCATCGAAACGGATAAAGCCGTATCCGAGGCCGTTCGAACGCAAGAACAACGATGAAAACGTACAGCATTACGGGTCAAAACCGCTTCCGGTGCAGGAACTTGAGAACTGGTTCACCCGAAAGAGGGAGGAAAGAGAACAATGGCTGAAGGAACCGAAGTCGCAAAAGCCTATGTGACTATAATTCCCTCAATGGAGGGGTCACAGCAGACCATTACAGAAGAACTGACCGGAGCGACCGACACTGCGGCTGATAAGGCCGGAAAGAAGAGCGGAAAGACACTCGGTGGGAGCCTAACTAAGGGATTGGGCGATGCCGGGGCCGCAATGACAAAGGGAATCACCATTCCTGTCGCGGCTGCCGCAACCGCTTCCGTTGTCGCTTGGAAATCAGTAGACGACGCGATGGATACCGTCACGACGAAAACCGGAGCTTCCGGTGATGCCCTGAAGGATATGCAGGACAGGGCGAAGGGTATCGCCAAAACGATGCCGACTGATTTTCAAACAGCCGGAGACGCTATCGGAGAGGTTAATACCAGGTTTGGTCTTACCGGGGACAGCCTCGAAGACTTATCGACGAAGTTTATAAAGTTTGCCAGCCTAAATGATCAGGACGTATCTACTGCTGTCGACAATACTCAGGGTGCGATGGCGGCATTTGGGATGGAGACAAAGGATGCCGGAAGTTTCCTCGATGCTCTGAACACTGTAGGTCAGCAGACTGGTGTTGATGTTGGTACGCTGACAACTGAATTAACCAAGAATGCGCCGCAGCTGAAGGCCATGGGCCTGAATGCATATGATTCCGCAAATATGCTCGGCCAGATGGACAAAGCCGGAATTGATTCATCTACGGCGATGAGAGGACTTCAGAAAGCAATGAAAAACGCCTCGAAGGATGGAACAACTCTTCAGGACAAGCTGTCAGAATTCTCTGAGACGATGGGTTCCAACAAGAGCGACGCTGAGAAATTGCAGGCCGCATACGAACTTTTCGGAACGAAAGCCGGAGGTGCAATTTACAACGCTGTCAGTTCCGGAACGATTGACTTACAGAATTTCAACGGAAGTTTGCAGGGGTTCGAAGGCTCTGTTGATTCCACGTTTACGGAAACGCTTGACCCAATGGATCAGTTCTCAATCGTAACAAACAAGCTGGCGTTGCTAGGCTCTGATCTGGTTGACGCTTTCGGCCCTACTCTGGCGAGTGTTCTTGATACTCTGTCAGGCGTC